AGACTTAGCATTATACCTTTAGTCTCATCTGTCTAGGGTCAGGGATATCTAACTCCTCATCAGGTAGACCAGAACTCTCGTCTATAAAGTTGAGAAACTTATTAACGTCCTCTATCTCTATAGCTTTTACGGGAAAGTCAACGTCCACTATACTATCCATGTAGGACCAGAGGATATCTGGTACCTCGTCATGGCTCTGATAGTCATACTTCTTGGGCTTGCTCATGTGCGGTTCTCCTTTACATCCTCAATCACCCACTGGTAGTGATCGTGTAGCCATAGCTCCCCTGTTTTAGAGACAGGGCTGACCTGCGTAACAGGGCCAGCGGCAAAGAAAGAGATGGGTTTCTCCACCCACTTGACCCACTTCTGGTCAGAGGCGCGGCGTACCCACTCGGTACGTGGGAGGTTAGCGGGGCGAATAGTAATCATCTTGTATTCTCCTTGTTAAGGTTAAGTAGTAAACAGTAGGCAGTTTATACACTTGCCTAGGTGGAGGTGTCAAGCTGCTAATAAAAGATTTTGAAAGACTGAAGATCGGAGCCACGTATTAACCTTGCGTGACCTGTCAAGGAGAGCGCGTGCCACGTTGTCATTAGCTGCGCTGCCCTTGATCGGGAACTCTTCAGAGTTATGGCTACTGTAGTAGGTCAGGGCAGAGGCCAAGGCCCAGACATTGGAGCCACGGGTTTGCACCTCAGTAAGGTATTGATCTTTCATACCTTTTGCCAGCTTGTCGCTCATGCCTGGGAGTGACTCAATCGCACCCTCTGCATGTACCACAGAGATATCTGTCGCGGCCCATATCTGATAGCGTTGGATATCATTGTAGAAATCCTTCACCACCTTGTCCATGTCTAGTATAAAGTTGGCAAGGTTAAAGCCAGAGGTGTGGCGTTTGTTTCCCTTGGTGTAGTCACCAGAGATCATGCCATTGGTGCAAAAGAAATCCAGTAGGCCAGTGACAAAGCCATTGGAGGTAGAGCCATCATAGCTCTGGACGAGGGCAACAGTTAGTGCCACCTCTGTACTGTGCTTGCGTGTCTCAATAGGCTTAGAGAACGCAGGGAAAGTATACTTACGGCACCGGACAGCTGACCCGTGAGACATGGTATCGTGTATCTCCATGTCCTTAAACTTATCATTGGGCAGGGCGTCCATCAGCATACGCTCTGTTGCGTCTGTGAAGTCTCGCATCTGCGTGACCTTGTACTTGTCACCTACCACACCTGTGCTGGCACCTGTCCACGTATCAACCAACACCTTGTGGCTATTCAGTTTGTTCATCAGTTGGCCTGGACGCTCAAACCATAGGTCCTTCTCAGAGACAGGCGCAAGAAACCTCTGTGCCTTCTCTGTCTCATTGTGTTCAATGAAAAGATCCTGTGCAACTTGTGCAGTGGGAGAGCGGAAGCTAAGAATATCGTTCATGGTTTTAAATTCCCTTGTTGGTTTCACTATATAGATTTATATTTCATTGTCGCGGTAGATGTCAACAGCTTTTTTAATTTTCTTTCTGTTGTATTTTGTATCAACCTTTTCAACGGGGTGGCCCTTGTTCCACAGGGCTTGGCCCATGGGATTGCGTGCAGGTGTACCCCGCTCTATCTTGTCTAGTCTTTTGCGATCACGTTTACGCATGGCCTTGGCTCTATCTTCTATCTGTTGAAGGAAAAAGTCTTGTAAGTTTAGCATCTCCATGGGTCTAGTCCTCCCGCCCATTATACTTCTGATCATAGTTGCTTTCAACGTCCATCGCTAGGTCGTAGATGGTATCAAAAGCATCGTCAATGAGATTGACTGCCCAACTTTCAGCATCAACGTCATCTGGGTTTACGTATAGGTTAGCGATAGCGGGGGCCAGTGCTTCGCGTAGCTTTTCCGCTATCTCAAAATGTATGTCAGTCACAATCATTTGATTAGAATACATGCCTTTAACCATAGTCAGTGCTCCTTAGTCTGTTTGATCAATTAAAACTATTTCATAATCAGCCATCATATTTTTTATAGCTGTTTCAGAAGGGGCGTAGAGGTACACTATATCCTCTATCCTATCCTCGTTTATATATTCCACGTAGTATCTAATCACGGTCTTAATCCTCCTGTCAAGTGTTTAATTAACCAATTACAAAACCGCTTGTATCCTTCCTAGCCTTGCCCTTGGCATAGAGTGCAACCACTACCCCTGCAGGATCTAGAAATCGAAGGTCATCAGCATCCCCGTTTATCACGGGACGGCCTAAGAATGTTTCTGGGATGTTGTTTTTATCTCTAAACACCACGGCCAAATTAGCTTGGTACTTGTCAGCAAAAGCCTTTACCTTACTGGCATAGTCTGGGTTAGCCTCAGAGTAGGACAAGGTAAGGTGATAGTTAGCGGGAATATCTTTAGCCACCCTATTATATACCTTGGTGTAATCATAAAATTGAATAGCGGGAAACTCCCGTACAATATCAAACCAGTTTTTATCACTTGTCCCGTTCAATCTAATGACAGGTTGCACGCCTTTCCGCTTGCAATAGTCCTCAAACTTAGCCAAGTCCTTACGTAGTACCCGCTTAAACTCCTCTGGATCAGACAGTAGCAACTTGGTTTTGCGCTCCCTTGCGTCCTGTACACTATTGAAAGCGCCACGCCCTGCAGATACGAGGCAAGGTTCATGGCAACCCGCAATGATAGAGAACGGACACAGTTTAACCTCGGGAATAAGGTAGAGGATACCCGTGATATATTCGGAGCCATCACCCTTGACAGTTTTGGCATTGGTTCCGACGCCTATAAGATTATACTTAGACATGATTATATAACTCCCATGTCAGTAAGCGTGGAAAAGTCCGCGTGGGACATAGGTGTATTGCTTGCAAGCCAATCTCTAAAGAGCGGTATATCTTTATGCAGATAGACAAGTTTCCAAACATGGGAGCAATAGTCCTCCCATTGGGGATGCGCTTGGTATTGTTGAAGGTAGAGGAAGCGGCGCACACTGGCGTTGGTTTTATATTGAGCCATGGAGTTAGTCCTTAGTTGATACTATGGGGGGATGGTAGGGGGAGGGGTATACCCTGTCAAGTAAAAAGTGACATGGGAAGTGATTTTATTTTGCCACTTGTATAAGAGAAAGAAAGAGTATTCTTATCTTTTTCCTTATACAAGGGATATATGGGGGAAGGTATTGTAATTTAAGGGGGAAATCCCTTGACCTATATGTTGTCCCTTAAGGAGTAGACATACCATATGTTGTGTTCACGATTTGTTCTACTAACTATTGCAGTCATGTTCTATATATGTTTATGTTTTGTTCTAACTATTGCAGTCATGGCCTAACTATTGCAGTCATGGTTTACTAGAACACAAGTAGAACAAAAGAGGAACAGGTTATTAGCCTGTCCCTTCCCCTTGTCATTGCGTAATTAGCATATGGATTATTGCGATCATGGCCAGCCCATACATGGCGAGCCATATCATCACGACTACTTGCTTCAATTGTCACCTAAACGATTTGGGGAGACCCTTGCTCTGATCTCCCCTCCTCGCCCCTTCAAGCTGGTTTAAGCCGCGTCACGGTCTTTGTAGAGTTTCGGATAAATCTCCGCGAAGCGACGATCACGTTCTGCTGGCGTCTCTTGTAGACTAGCCAGCTGGTCAGTAGAGCTAAACAGTATAGCGTCGTCTAAGCTCTCCTTACGTACTCGGAGCTTCACCGCTAGGTCTACAGCAGCATTTGACGCTTGCTCTTGTACAAAGCGCCAGAAACGGTACTCCATCAAAGAAGCGATAGAGCCAGACCACTCTTCATTCCGCATGATGATCTTAGCATCCTGCCATAGGACACGCTCAAAATGCGATAGGTAGCCTTTCTCTATCCAGCCTACTCTAGTGGCGAAGGTAAGAGCTAATCGGATACGCCAGTTACGGTAGCCGTTCAGCCCGTCACCTTTAACAGAAGAGAACAGAATATTAGAAACAGCTTTCTTGTAGATACGATGCGATAGCATGGTACCAATCTCCTAAGGTTGTTTGAAGGTATATCGAACTTAAGGCCCATCCCTTTCGGGTGATCCCGCCAACCTAGTCTTTAACTACTAGGCGCCTGTTCGACAACAATTACCTTGCAGGTACCGTGCCAGTTTAGACAATGTAATGATTTCAATGACTTAGCATTTTAGCCTTGGCAATTGCTAGGCAAATATTGCCGCTTTGCTAGGAACTTATTGCCTAGTAGGCAGAATTTGCTGGGTAATTATTGCCTACACGTTTGTTCACGATTTGTTCTTTTGCCACAGTTTGTTCACCATCTGTTCTCCTAGGGGGTCCCAAAAAACCTAGAGGTTCTATATATATATTATGGTACCCCCACTAGCGGAGCAATTTTTATAAAATGGGATTCGGCGCGGGTCTTTATTAATAATATTAATATTAATTTATTAAACATTTATATAAATATATATATCTATATAATTTTTATTAATAACCTATTATATATCTATTATATATTTATCCCCCGTCGCTTAAACAGCAGGTTATCATGCTTTCCAAACCTTTGCAAGTATCTTCTGTATTCCTTTTTTACAGATACGATATTTTGTCATTTATCGTATCTGCCTAAACACGAAAACACTAGTAACTAATTGAAATTATTAACGAATAAAAACCGTGACATTTCTTCGGTATATATAGAGTTTCTGTGTATTTTTGTCACGGTTTTTAATCTCCTTGTGTTCCCCTCCGGGTCTATGTATAATATATTTATAAAAGAAGGAGTACTCTATTTTGGAAGATACTGAGAAAGAAAAGCTCAAAGACCAGTACGACACACCGGGCAGTGCCAGATCAGAAGACTATGGGCTAACCAGAAAACAAATACGCTTTGCAGAGGAATACATAGCAACCAACGATGCCACCCATGCTCTGCTAGAAGCTGGGTATGCCCCTGTCAAGAAAGCTGACGGTGACCTAGACAAAACAAGAACAGGAAGAAGAGCACAACAGTATCTGGCAAACCCAAAGCTCAGAGCTTACATAGAAATACTCCGTGACGATGTAGTGGAGAAAGTTTCGTGGGACGCGCAGAAGGTTCTGGATAAAATGTACCAGACCTATATGCGAGCCACAGAGGCAGAAGACTACACCAACGCCAACCGTTCTCTGGAAAACATGGGCAAACACCTAGGAATGTTCATTGACAAGAAAGAGATTAAACAGAACACACACTTTCACGGTGCTGACTCTACATTCACCGCTGATCTCGACGCAGATATCAAGAACCTAGCGGCTATATCTGGGTACGACATGGGCTTAAAGGTGGTAGACGGTGGCAAAAAATAAGTTGGTCGGTATGAATCTTTCTCTTCCAGAGCAGATAGATTCACTCCAAGATATGTTTACCAAGCTACAATCAGTTGCGTTCTCTTTCCCTATGAATGATCCAGAGAACGAAGACTTCAGAGTACAGAAACTTAGGCATATGTTTGCCCAAGTACTTCAGTTAATCTATCTCATGTCAGATGAAATGACAGAATACTACGGAGAGAAGGGCGGCGATAGTTTAGAGAACAATGATAGAACCTATCACTGACACAACCAATTCAAAAGAACAACTCAGGAACAATCTCTATCTAAAGGCAGTGGACAACGCCAGAATGGAGTTCTTCTCCTTTGTCAGGTTTGTCGCTCCTCAACTGGTCCCTGACTTTAAAGTAGGTAACCACATAAAAGTTCTCTCCAGTAAACTACAGACAGTGGTGGACTCACCTGACCCCAAGAGACTGATGGTGTTCCTTCCCCCACGTTCCTCCAAAAGTCTGCTCTGTTCTCAACTGTTCCCTGCATGGTACATAGGAAACTTCCCTTCTCACGAAATAATGAGCATATCTCACTCTGACCAGCTAGCCTCAGACTTCGGCAGAACTGTCAGGGATATTCTAAAGATGCCCCTCTACCAAGAGATCTTCCCCGGAGCCACCCTCAGAGAGGACGTAAGAGCAGCGGGTAAGTGGAAGACCAAGCAGAACGGTATCTACTACGCAGCAGGTGTACGCTCACAGATAGCTGGGCGCGGTGCACACATTGCACTGATAGACGATGCCATGTCAGAGGAGGACGCTTTCTCAGAAGCAGGGCGCAGGTACATCAAAGAATGGTACCCATCAGGTCTAAGGACACGCCTGATGCCCAATGGTTCTGTGATTATCATCAACACCAGATACCACGAAGATGACCTCTGTGGCTGGCTGCTTGGTAACGAAACAGAAGATACAATACCATGGGATGTTGTGTCCATACCTGCGTGGCTAGACGAGGAATCGTCTGAACTTCTCAACCTACCAGAAGGTACCTCCTATTTTCCAGAGTGGAAACCTGACGAGCTACTCAGGCTAGACGAGGCAGAGATTCGAGCCAACAACGGGGCCAAGTACTGGCAAGCTCTCTATATGCAGAACCCCACACCTGACGAGGGATCTACCATAAAAGCTGACTGGTTTAAGAACTGGACAGACGAAGAACCCCCAGAGTGTGACATGATTATACAAACCTACGACACAGCCTTCTCCACTCGGAGCACAGCAGACTACTCAGTGATACAAACATGGGGTGTGTTCGACTACCCTTATACAGATTCAGTGGGCAGAGAATTTTTAGCACCGAACCTCGTCCTACTAGGAAATGTCAGAGAAAGACTAGAGTACCCAGAGCTAAGAAGAACAGCGCAAGATCTATACGATGACTACCAACCAGATGTATGTATCGTGGAGAAGAAAGCATCTGGGCAGAGCTTGATACAGGATATGCGAAGAGCAGGGCTACCTGTGTTGGATTACCTCCCAGACCGTGATAAAGTGTCTAGAGTACACGCAATTACACCTTTATTAGAGGCTGGACGAGTATGGCTCCCCAGAGGCAGAGAGTGGGCAGAAGATTTATTTGCAGAGGCTATACAATTTCCTTTTGCCCGACACGATGATCAGGTAGATGCAATGGCAATGGCAGTGCACTATCTAAAAGAGTCGTGGCATTTATCTCACCCAGATGACCCTGAGTACGAAGACGAAGAGAAGCCCAAGAAAAAAACTTACTGGAATTGGAACTAGATGATTATGGCAATATCCAGAGCAAATATTCCCAGAGAACTCAAAGGAGGACGCAAGGTGATAAAGAAAAAGACTGGCGGTAAGTTAGGAAGTGGGTCACGTTTTAAGTCCCTCTCCTCCAAGATTCAAAAGAGCGGTAAAAATAAAAAAGATGCAGATGCCATAGCTGCCAGCATAGGTAGGAAGAAGTACGGGAACAAGACGATGGCAAAGCTCTCAGCCAAGGGTAGAAAGAAGAGGGGGAGGGGATAGACAATGGCGATTGAACAGAATCCTTTCTTAGAAATGGAAGAAGTAAAGGAACTAAGAAGAGAGTCTCCTTCTTTGAATCTAGTAGAGGACACAGAAGAGGAAGAATCAGTACAGTTTAGCCCCACTGAAGACGGTGGTGTAGAGGTAGAGTTTGGTGATATGGAAGCTATATCCATGATGGGTATGGAACAAGACCACTACGCAAACTTAGCAGAAGAGATAGACGAAGATGATTTGATGGATATCTCTAACACAGTCATTGAGGGATATGAGACAGACAAAGAATCCAGAGAAGAATGGGAACAAATCTTTGAGCACGGATTTGACCTTCTTGGTCTAAAACTACAAGACACAACAGAACCATTTGACGGTGCGTGTACAGCGGTTCATCCGCTCCTGATAGAATCAGCGGTTAAGTTTCAGAGCAGAGCATCTCAAGAACTCTTTCCCCCTGCTGGTCCTGTCAGAGCACAGGTGATAGGAGCAAACACAGTTCCCAGAGAACAACAGGCACAGCGCGTAAAACAGTTTATGAACTATCAGCTGACGCAGCAGATGCCAGAATACTTTGACGAGTTTGAGCGTATGCTTTTTCACCTACCCTTGGTAGGCTCTGCGTTTAAAAAGATTTACTTTGACGAAGTTCTCCAGAGACCTGTCTCAGAGTTTGTCCCGGTTGATCACTTTTATGTGTCCTACTACGCCACTGATCTCAGAACAGCGGAGCGGTATACACACCTGATCTACCGTTCTCCCAACGATTTTAGAAAAGATGTTGTCTCTGGAATGTACAGAGACGCAGACGTAGGAGAACCAGAAGCCCCTGATACAACGTCCATGGGACAGAAGATAGACAACATCATGGGCATAGCTGCCACAGCAGAGGAAGATCCTCAGTACGTTCTTCTAGAGCAGCACTGTTATCTAGACCTTCCAGAACCTTACGCAGACCCTGACGGAATAGCCAGACCTTACGTGGTCACGGTTGATCTACATTCTAAAAAAGTTCTGTGTATAAAGCGTAACTATAAAGAGAACGATCCTATCAAGGAAAGAATACTACACTTCACCCACTACAGGTACGTTCCGGGTTTTGCTTTCTATGGTCTGGGTCTGATCCACTTCCTAGGTAACCTGACCAT